TATCGAACTCTAAATGTATATCGCTATAATAGGATATTTTCATTGTATTGGTTTCTTTATAAATTTGTATATAAAGACTAGATAACATGCTATCATCATCACCGAGCCGTTGGTACCAAAAGCACCATGTATTAACATTCCAATGGCCGTAAGATACGCGGTTAATAATACAACGCAACCTATTTTCAAAATTAGTTCAAGCTTCATTATAAGTTCCTACCTTTTCAAATTTGCGATGCGAACGTGAAAACTGCACGCTTGGTTTTGTGAATAACTTAACTTCTTCAGATCCTTTAGGAATGTATCCTACACAACGCTTCCGATCGTCGAATAAGTAGGAATGATTGTAATCTGATCCTTCAGGCCAAACGGTGATTTCTTGTTCAATAGTATACATTATATAATTTCTCCATATTCACTAGAAGTAAACCAAGATGGTTTATTTTTAATCCAAGTCATGTTAAACTGCTCGTTATTTTTCTTAATGTAATAACGACGATATGCTTCAATAGGATCCTTAACGTCAGCAAGGTCATATTCATCGGCAATACAAATTGCGAATGGCGTTTGCATACCAGCATTGATGTTTGCAGGAGTAGTAAACAGATGGCGGTCTAAAAGTTTTTGAGTCGCATGGACTTTGCCACGGCGATCAGTATATTCATTACACAGGCTTTTGAATAGACAATATGCCCAACGATAATTGTTAGAAGCTGCACGAATCCATACTGATGATGGATGATTGTAATGAGTGGACTTATAGAGAACATCGTGTAATTTAGGATGATCCCATTTTTTTAATTTGCTACCTGACTTGCTTAACTCAATAAACATTTTGCCATCAAGGAGACGGTGCGCAGTTGATAACATTTGCGCTGTCTCGATGATCATTTTATTAACGTGGATATCACAATGAGATTTAGCGGCCTCAAACGGACAATCTGATAAAACAAATAGATTCATAATTTAATTCCTTACCTCAATTTATAGATCTATTATATCAAATGTCCGGTCAGATGTAAAATAACCTTTTGTAATATGGTATAACATTTGGTTATTAGGGTACGTTTCCCAATAAGGTCGGGAAAGCCGTTTGCACAACATTTTTAGTCAACGTTGGATACGCTTCCTTAAGCAATTTGTCCTTCACAGCGATAACAACTTTTGCATCGAGAGGATGAATAACTTCAATAATGTCAAGGAACTTACGTTCGCGTTTAACAGGCAACCACTTCATCCCTGGGCCATTTTTAACAAGATACTTCAATAGCTTTGGAGCAATCTTGCTGAGTTGCTTAGGAATCTGAGATTTAGAAGAATCGAATTCTTGATAAGGTGGAGCTCCTTCAGGCAAAGCAAATTCAATTTTGTCGCTGTATTGACAATAGAACATGTCTCGTAAACCTTGGGAATTGTATTTCTGTAATACCGCTACCTTTTCAGCTTTAGTTTTTGCTCTGTTTGCGGCATCGAGTACCGTGTAAATATATTTTATGTTAGTGGTCATTAGTGGAAGTCTCCTACACATTCAAGTAAATTGCGGCAGCGGTTCTTAATAAGATAAGTCATAATCTTAAGCTTTGATGCTGTTTTAGTATTTTCATACGTATCTATAATCTTCTGAACTAAATCTTCAGGGATATACGCTAGGTCAATCATTTTACGGTTACGAACAAAGTTAACCCATTCGTCTTCAGTCAGTACAGACTTAGGATCGTCAATTGATTCATGGAGAACGTCTTTACGTTTCTTTGTTAGCGGTTTTTGGCGAATGCCTTCTTTAAAGCAATCATCAGGTGATAAGATATTTGGTACGCCATCAGATCCATCGCCCTTTAGAATATGTTCAAACAAGAATGCCTTTGGATTAGGTTCTTTAATCAATTTCTTAGTGAGTGGAGAATACTGATGTATGTTCGAATACTTTTGAAGTTGAGCAAAATCTTTATCAGATGATACTATCATCACGTCTTCGCATTGCCCGAACTCTTGAGTCGTTTCAACCAATACGCCAATGATATCATCAGCTTCAGCAGTATCAACGTGTACTACTTTATAATGGAAGTTCTCGATGAGTTCTTGACGAATCTTGTCTACAATTACAAAGACGGCTTTCCAATCTGTTTTTTGGTCCTTTTCACGATTAACTTTACGCGACCATTTATATTCAGCATAATACTTTTTCCGCCAGACATTGCCAGCATCGCATGCAATGACCATTTGGCCAAAGCGTTCACGGTATTTTTTATTGTACATACGTAGAGAATTTAGTGTAACGTGGCGAATGAAATCTTCGTCAGTAAGGTCAGCGCCTTTTTGCGCGGTGAGTGCCGGTATAACCAAACCGTTCCAATCAACTATTATAATGTTACTATCCCCCGATTGCTAAAGCAATCTCAATTAATTTAATATAGAACTATTATATACTAGTTATAAGTCGATGTCAACAACTTTATTCTCAAAATACTTAATTGTATAAATAAGGTATGAAACGCTGGCACTTTGATAAATGCAGGTTTATTTCATGATGTCTTCTACCGAAATTCCTTTTAAATGCTTTGCGTGAATCTTACACCCGACGAATTTATTGTAGAACTCGTCGGGCCTTAATAACACATGATTTATCATTTGATGATAACACTCCATGTAGCTCATTTCGCCTTTCATTGTACACAAATGAATTATTTCGCGTTTAAAGTTATCAGGACCTTTCTCTTCAAGTAACATTTTCACTTCTTCTGAAGATCCGTAATACTTTTTCCAATCGCTCTCTACAACCTTTCGGCGTTTACGCTTTTGTCCTTTTAAAGGAGGAAGCCTACGAACTGACATTAATATTTTTTTCCCGATATATTTCATACCGTTTGACAGATCAGTAATGACATATACAAAACCAATGTATTCGCCTATGTCTTCGCTCGTAAACTCTTTCCCTTTATAATACCACATAAACTTACCATTGTTAATTAATGGTTTATTTATTCGTTGAAGTCAAGCTCGTTAATTAGTTCGGTACCGCAGAATGGACAAAATGTTAATGGCATATCGCTCGTTTCGCCATTATTATGTTCTATACTGAAATCTGCTCCGCACTCTAAGCATTCGTGTGTAATCATTGTGTTATCCTTTTAAAACTGATTCGAGATTATTAAACCCACCAACATGTTCGCCCTTAAGGAAAACTTGCGGCACTGAACGTGCATTAGGAACAACCTCAAGTAATTGTTCTTTTGTATAACCATTACCGATTTCTTTTTCGGTATAGCTAATATCATTTGAATCCAATAACTCTTTTGCTTGTACACAAAAAGGGCAATTAGGTTTTGACCATACTATGGTTTCATCAATCATAGTTCAAACTCCTTAAATGTATCATCGCTAATATCTTTGGTGATTCCACCAAGCTTATAGCTCGTTATTTCCGTTTCTTGTGGTGCGACTTGTACTTCAGACCCAGATATCCAACGTTTCGTCCAAGGCAATGGATCTGAACCGCCTGGGTATTTAGTTGCTAATCCTACAGCTTTCATACGTCGACCTGCAAGCCATTCAACATAATCGCATAACATTGATTCGTTGAGTCCTACCATTGATCCGTCTTTAAACAAATACTTAGCCCAATCCTTTTCTTGCTCAGCGACTTCCTCGTATATCTCAACGCATTCATCATGGCATTCATCTCGGATTTTAGCAAAGTCAGCATCTTCTCTAGGAAGAGTCTTTATCATATATACGGTCGAAGCAAGATGCAAATTCTCGTCGCGACAGATTAACTTAATGATCTTTGCGTTACCTTCCATTGACTTTTTAGTTTCATAAAATGCCCATGAACATGCAAAAGAAACATAGAAGCGTAAACCTTCAAGAGCATTAGTTGCTTGAAGTGCTAGCCATAACAATTTCTTATGTTGATATGAACCATACATTTCTTTGTGGATATTAGCCATTTCATTATAGCGCGCAAGGTTATCGTAATGTCTTGATATTGACTCAGCACAATCAACGATTTCCTTTATATCTTTTATTCCATCAAATACTTCTGATGGATCTGAATAGATGTTACGAATAATATGAGTATATGAACGGCTATGAACCTGTTCGCTAAATACCCAAGTACATATCCAATTCTCAAGTTCAGGCAAAGAAACCAAAGGCCCGAAGACCGCACTAGGAGCTCTACCTTGAACGGAATCTAATACGATTTGCCGCTTAAGATTACTCGTAAAGATATGCTGTTCATGTGGACTTAATGCTCTAAAATCCTTGGCATCCTTCGAAACATCGACTTCATCAGGTTTCCAGAAGAATCCCATCTGTTGTTCCGTCAATGTTTCGAACATACGGTACTTTTGTATATCATAACGGGCTATTGATACCGGAGCATCAAAGAACATATTTTTGTCAGCGCCATCATATCCGTCTACGTCAAATGACTTATACATACTCTTCCTCGTTTTCATCAGCCCAGTTTTCGTTTAATTCTTCAACGATCTCTGGCCCTAATTTAATTACTCCAGCATAAGGCATTACGCCTGATACGTCAACGCCATCGCTTTCAAAAGTAATAGTAATATGCGGCTTATATGTATCATAATCACAAGAACATCCAAGAGCTAATAACTCTTTCTGACGTTTTGCTAATACTTTTGATTGAAATTTGAGAACGGTAGCACCGCCATCAAACGTTTCTATTGAGCGGGTTCCGTTATTAATGGTAACCTTATTCTTATTCTCGGCTTCAACATTGTTAAAATCGACAGGTTCCTTTGAATACACTATTGTGACATGCAGCGCCTCGACGGCCAAGGCGCTTTTAAAGCCTTGACCTCTCGCCCATTCTATAATATCTTTTCCATTTAATACTTTACGCGAAACATACATCGGTTTCTTCATAATATGCAGCTCTCACAATCTTCTTCATCAGGCGAAATGCCTTCAGTAACTGGTTCTATATATTCAACTTCGCCTTGACCATCATGTGTATTAAAGTAATACAATTGCTTACCACCAAACTTATAGAACATAAGTAAACCTTGAAGTAATGTTGACATCGGAATCTTTTCATCTCGAAAATGAGCAGGATTGTAAGATGTATTAACACTAATACCTTGGTCAACGAACTTCTGAATAACACTACAGATTTTCATATATCCTTCAGGCGATTTCTGATCCCATAACAAGTCATACTTATTTTTTAACTTGCGAATCTCAGGAACAACTTGTTTCAATATTCCGTCCTTTGATGCTTTTACAGATACTAATGAGCGAGGTGGTTCAATACCATTCGTTGCATTAATTACTTGAGAAGACGTTTCGGATGGCATAATCGCCATAAGAGTACTGTTACGAATACCACTTACTTTACAACGTTCACGCAATGAATCCCAATCCAGTTTAAGAGCATTAGGAGTTAATGTATCAACAGCCTTCTTATAAGTATCGACTGGAAACAATCCTTTCTGATATTTAGTTTGGTCAGACCATTTGCATGAGCCTTTCTCTTCAGCTAATGTAATTGATGCCTTAATCAGATAATATGACCATGCTTCAAGCCATTCATGCAAATGCGCTAAACCTTCTTTAGTAATACCTTGATAAGTATAGCCATTTTTAGCAAGCCAATAAGCAAGGTTATTAATACCTACGCCTAATGGACGTCGACCCATTGTGGCAATATAAGCAGCTTTAACAGGATACGCTTGATAATCTAGCAATGCGTCAAGTGCACGAACGGTTAAATCGCATATCTCTTCAAACTCAGAAGGATCGCTAATGTTACCCCAATTAGTTGCGGATAAAGTACATAACGCTATTTCACCTTCGTCATCATTAATATCATCAAGTGGTTTTGTTGGAAGATCAATTTCAGCGCAATTGTGTACCAATATACCATTAGCAAAAAAGTTACTAGTTTCAGGAACGGTAATGTCATACACGTTTTCAGTGTAATCAAGTGTTCTTATTTTAATACCCATAGATTCTTCCTTTATACCAATCATTTCCCGGGGGTGAGTTTGCTTGGCATGATGTTTTTAAATTGTCATTTGAATACCAGTTTTTACCAATATTCGCGTTTTTTAATTTTTCGCGATGAGCAACAGATTTGACATATTTCAGTTCATCAGTTTCAACTAAATTTCTAGCCTCAACGTATCCACGGTTCTTAGTGTATATTTGATGCTCAGGCGTGCATATTACCTTTTTTCCTGTTGCATCA